TGCTGTCCTAAACCCATCATTGTAGAGAATTGTTGTTGTCCCATACCTTGTGCCATTTGAGCTTGGTTTTGATATCCTTGATTTAATCCCATACCTAATGCGCCAAGACCTTGAGCTCCTGCCATGCCTCTTTGTTGTTGATTTGTAAAAGCACCGTATGCTTGTCCCATTGCATTATTAAATTGATCTGTATAAGCATCACGAATAGTACCCATTCTTGCTTCATCAATCATTCCTGATTGTATCTGTCCTCTTGAACCACCAAAGACACCACCCATAGCTTGTTGCCCTGCTGCTTGGTTTTGTGCTAATTGTGATTGTTCATTTATTTTATCAGTAATGTTATCCATATAAGGATTCATGTAATCCTGATAAGAACCTGGATCAAAAGTAGCGGCTGCTGATTGACTATATAAATCTCCGGCTTGTGCTCCGTATTTATCTAAAGCACCTAAACCTTGTGCCATTTCTGGTTGTCCTAAAGCTTGTCCTGTTTGTGTAAATCCTGTTGATGGATCATAACTATAACCCATGTTTGCATACGCCATTTTGTATGCTTGTTGTTGTGCTGGAGATAACCCTGCTAGTTGAAAATCAGGAAGGGGTTGTGCTCCTCCAACATAATCTTGTACGTTTTCAATAAGGTTTGTGTAACCTTCTTGTATATACTCAGGAGGTAAATTTTGAATAATTTGTGTTTCAGCCATACATTACGCTCCCATCTTCTGCACCTTTAAAATTGTAACCCATATCTTGTGCCATAGGTTTAGTTTGTTTTCTTAAAGCATCCATCATATCATGTCCTTTTTTCGTGTCTCCTCCACCCATAGCATACAATGCATACTCTGGTATAATATGTTCATTATTACTTACCAACATATCACTTGTTTGTCCTGTGTTTTTATCCACTATCTTTCCTGGTATAACATCTTCCCGGCCGGTGCCAGGGCCCATGATTTTCCACCTTGGTCAAATGCTGCTAAACCACCGTTAGCTTTTTTGTTTTTATAAAATTCTTCTACTTCTTGTACATATTTAAATAATTCTTCTTGATATGTAGTGCCATTACTATCTGCTTTTCGTTGTATAAACTCAATTAGTTTAGGATCATCATAATAGAATTCTCCGTTACCAAATGTTTTACCTTCATCAGAAGGACTACTATAAAATGCTTCTTGATTATCTGTCATATCTACTTTAGTAGCTCCGTCTTTAACTGCTTGTTCTTGACCTTTTGTTAAATCTAATTGATCACTTGAATTACCTGTTCCTAATTCTTTCATTGCTTCTGCTGCACCCATCATTAATACTTCTTTAGCAGCACCTACTCCTTGATCCATGCCTTCACCTTCGCCTGTATCAACATATTGTTCAAGATCTTGTATTCCCATACCATCTGCTGCTTCTAAAACAGATAGTGGTGTTTTAGATGGATCGTTTAATAAAAACTGTCCGGGTACATCCATTTTTTGTGCCATTGATCCACCAGCTGAATAACCACGAGGAATGCCACCTTCTTTTAATGCACCTATTGATTGTAAGTATCCATAAATAGATGACGATGGTATTTGTGTTATACCTTGATAGTAATCTTGAAATCTTTTGTTTATATTTTTAAGGGGATCGTTATCCGGATCGTATTTATATTCTTTTGGAATTTCATCTTCAGGAATTGGTTCTTCATCAAATGCTCCGAGTCCATAAGCAAGTGCTGTACCTCCAAGAGCTGCCGGCAAATAACGATACATGCTACCTGGTGCTAATGCTTTACCTGTTAATGGATTGTTTTCCATTGTTAAAGCATCTTTAAATCTTGACATAGCTGTTTCGCCTTTAAGAGTTTCTCCTGGAATAAAACGATCAACAGGTATTCCATCTGTTCCTCCTGGAATTATAGAACCTGTTAATTGATCAGGAGATCTAGCCATTAACAAATCACCAAGACCTTTGTTCATTGGGTTAAAGAAACCACCTGTACCAGCATTTTCAATGCCAAACATTTTGTTAGTAAGTCCTGTATTAAATAATCGGTTTTGACCACCATACATGGTTCCTGAACCGAAACCACCAAGACCGCCTAGAACGGCGCCTTTCACACTTCCTGTACCTAATCCTCCACCAAGAGCTCCTATGCCTGCTGCCATAAGGGGAGTAGCCCCAAACATACCCGCAACAACACCAGCGTATGGTGCTACTTTTTTTGCGACTCCTTTGATCTTTTTAACTAGATTCTTAAACATATCTCCTATTGCAATTATGAATTGTACTGTTTTAAGCAAGGAGGCTAGACTTGTGCATTATGCCTATTTAATCATACAATTATAGTCAAAATATTGGTATAACACAAGAGCAATAATGTCTAGTACAGAAAAGTTCGATATTACCAAATGTCCAATGGTTCGAATAACTTGGCTTGATGCCAGGGATCAGGAGACAGGATGGTTGTCTATTAAAGAAATACAAGAAGCTCCTTTAGCTGTGTGTCAAGAAGTAGGTTGGATGGTAGTAGATAACATAGAAAAAGTTGTCATCATGCGTTCATGGTGTACAGACAAAGATGACAATCATGGAGGTGGAGCTATTGCTATACCTAAAGGTTGGGTAACAAAAATAGAATACTTGGAGGTTAGTTATGGAAAAGGAAACTATCATTAATAAAAAAATATCATGGTAGAGTTAGTATTACTTATAATAATTTTATTAGTAGTTATATTTATTGCCTTTATGGTAGGGGTACAAGGACAACAAATTCACGATTTGTTAAAAAAGAAATAATGTCAAGAAAACAATTTTAAAAGTTTTCTTGCAAATAATATTTCAAAAAAGTAATGTGGTTCTTACCCCAAAAATTTAAATAAGGAGATATTATGACACAAGAAGAAGCATCTGCATCAATAGCATTTTTAGCAGACAAACTAGCCAACTACCACAGCAGACTTATTAGCGTGGAAAGAGAATTTAAAAAACATTTAACAGGCTGTAAATGTCATAATGAAAAGTCAGAACAAACAATAATGTCTAATGAACCAGAAGAATGCGAAATGTGCGGTGCTTAATCGTACTTTACTTCGCCTCTAAAATCTGGCAACTGTTGAACTTTAATTTCTACGTTTTGTTCTATATGATTTTCTTGAGTATTTGTAGTAGGGTCAGCTACATCTTTTTTAGCTTCTTCAGGTGATTTATATTCTTTACCAGTTAATTTGTTTTTAACTTCTATAAAAACTTCAGGTTGTAATATAGGTATTTCTTTACCATTAACAATTTGAACACCAATTTGTTTAGATTCTTGTACTTTTTTAAATGTCATGACAATGCAATCTCCATTAAACTTACTAAAATAGTTACACCGTTTCCTGTAATATTTATCTTATCAAGTTTTTCTAATACAATAGGTTGAGATAATACTTCTTGAGCAGCTTCTGCTGCAAGAGAATCTTTATATAAATTTATAGATAAATTAGTATTACTATTATCAACCATAAGTACTGTTGTAGTAACCGCTCCTCCTGTAGGATTAGAAATTCTTATACTTTTTACTAAAGCTGTAGTAGGAAAAACAGGAGGCACTGCTCCTTCATTTCCTTCAGGAACTGTATAAACAGATTGTAAACTGCCTGAACCTGTTTTAGAAAAACTTAAAAATTTATCAGCCAATGAACCAGCTCCTTGCTGTAGAAGTATCTTTTAAATCTTCTTGATAACCAAAGTTTAATTGATTTATCATTTGTTCTAGTAATCTAATAAGAACATCAAACTGAGTTCTATCATATTCTATAGTTGCATTAGGTAATCTTGTTGTAGATATTTTAGCCATTAAGTTCCTACTTTCTTCTGAGCTATTTTATGTGACTCACTAAAAGTTTTACCGTTTTTCATTGCTTTTTTCATCATAGTCATATGCTTTGTACTATGATGTTTGCTATGTTTTTTTAAAGTATCTTTTTGTCTTTGTGTTAATTCTTTTTTCATTATCTACCTCCATCTGGTTGAACATCAAGACGTAAAGTTCCAAATCTCCAATTATCTCCAATAGCATCACTTTCTATTTTTAATTGTCCTTGTCTGCCTCGACCTCTTATATCAAATTTAGTTGTAGTTGTCGATACAGTGGATGTTTTAACAATAGATGTACTTGAAGAAGGATAAGTTTTAAATGTTAAAGATACGTCTACCGAACCTGCTAAGTTTTGAAAATCAGGTATACCTCTACCAATATGTAAAAGCTGTTGACCATCTTGTATATCAAAATCACCTGACGTAACAAAAGCTGTCATTGCTTGGCCATCTGCATCAAATCCAGATTCTTGTATATAAAATGTAGAAGCTCCTGGAGTTAATCCTAATACACTAGGAGTTGTAGCCGTAGCTGTAGTAAAATATTCTGTGGCATAAGGATTTTCATATACTCCATAATCAACCCATGCTGTTCTTGCCATACTTCCTATAGACCAAGAACCTTCTAAATAATTAAGAGTAACATACCTATCTATTTGTTGAGCATTAAGACTACAATAAAACCATGTTATTTCATTTTTTTCTGAATTAAGACCGCAAAATGTTTCTGGTTGAGTGGTAATATTAAAATCCCCAAATACATAATCTTGAACACTACAAGGTAATTTTTTAACTGCACCATCAAACATATAGAAAGAATTTTGAGACATCCAATAAGTAATACCATTAACATCTTTAACACAATGATTTGATACTGCTCCGCAGTTGGCTCCTACTTGATTTAATGAAAATGTAAAAGGTGGTCCTACAAATTGTAGTGCATGTAAAGATGTATCTGTCCATACTAATATTGCTCCCCTAGATCTTGCTGCTGCCATAATTTTAGAACCATCTTGAATTCTAAATGATCCTGCTGTGTTTGTTGCGGTTGGAACCCATGTTTGAAAATCTTCTTGAGAAGAAAAACGTAAGAATAAAGGATCTGCACTAGAAGAAGTTCCAATAATTGTTTCAGTACCAAATAATAATACATGTCTATCAACAGGGGATACTAAATTAAATCTAGAGTTTGTTGGAGCCTGTGTAACTATAGCAGCTGGAGTACCAAACCCAACAGAAGTGTTCCATCTAAATGTTCCGCCTTCACTAACTGTAGCTAACAAATCTTCACCAAAATTATCAAAAGACCATTGTCTGCCATCAATTTTAACAGTAGATGTTGAACGAGGTGTGTTCCATGTTCCTGTATTCCAAGCTCCTGTTCCCCATCCATAACCATAAGCTGATTCTGATAAACCAATACTTATGTCATATTTTGCTATAACATTTGAACCTCCACCAGTAGCAGACGCATTTGCTGTAGATCCTGTATAGGTTATTGTATAACTATTAGCATTAATGTAAGTTGATATTTCAAACTCTTTGTTCATATCTAAACCTGCTATAGCAGTAGCTCCACTAAATTTTACAAAATCTCCTGATAAACCTCCATGACTACTATCTGTAACAGTAATAGTTGCACTACCACTAGTAGTTGTAAAAGGGTTAGTTAAACTTCCACTTGTTCTTCTAATAGGAGTAACATCATATGCTGCACCTTCTGAATAAACATACAATTTTCTATCTGTGCCAAGGGCCATGTATCTTACTCCATTAAGATCAGACCACGCATGCATGTCTCTTACAACTCCTATTAAAGTTTGTTGAATTAATTTAACCCAACCACCAATCTTTTCTGGTAATCCATATCTAAAACGTACTAAATCTGAATCAGTCCAACGACCTTCTGCACCATATTCAGTGTTTTGTTTATCTATTCCTGGAGCAAATTCTATTTTTGTAAGTGGCATTATGCAATCCTCAAAAATCTATAAAACATTTCACCAGCACCACCAGTATTACCAGCAGCTTCTTTTCCTCCACCGCCAGCACCAGAACCAAAATTTCCTACACCTCCCGTGCTACCACTGCCTCCACCAGCTCCACCAGCTACATTTCCGTTATAAGAGTTACCTCCCGCAGCGCCTGCAATATTACAGTTATCCCCATTACATAAAGGCTGTTTACTAGGTCCGCCTGAAGGTAATCCTTCCGCACCATTACCTCCAGAGTTAAAACTTCCTGCACGGCCGGTATTAAAACTTGTAATGTTATCACCATCTACTGTAGTACCTGTAGATAATGAAGTTCCTATTGTAGCAGTTCCTGCTGATCCAGAAGTTTGAATAGCTGTAGGTCCTTGAACACCTCCTCCTGAAAATGAGGATCCTCCACCTCCTGCTAAAGAAAATATTGCATTAGTACTTGATCCACTTAAACTTGTTACTGTTCCTGGGTTGGCTGCACCGGTGTAATTAAAACCAGAATTTGCACCATTAGCTCCTCCTGTTCCTACAATTGCTGTAAGAGTTTCTCCTCCTGTAACTGTAAATACTTTATCAGAAATATAACCTCCTGATCCTCCGCCACGTCCTCCTTGTTCACCGTCAGGACCTTTATCATAACCAAGACCATTCATAGATCCTCCTCCACCACCAACTGCTTGCTGTATGTGAATAGCGTTAGCATTGGCAGGAACAGCAAAATTTGTTGTACCTGAACCTGCTTCTGTAAAACTTGTAGGTGTATCAAATAAAGTAAAGACTGTTCTCCATACACCACCGTCTTTTATATAAGTATTAACAATTGTTTTGTTTGTAAATGAAGTAGCATCTCTCACATAAAGTTGTGAGCCAGCACTAGAGCTTATCTCACGAAAAGTACCACCATCTTTAACATAAATTGGCATAAGAAATTATGTATATTTGTACCAAATATCTCCATCAGATCCACCACTTGGGCCAGATGCACTTACGGTTCTGTTTCCATTAACATTTGTACCTGCTGTTGCAGAAACAAAACTTTGTACGTCACTACCAATGGCAACGCCTAAATTTGTTCTTGATGTCCCTGCCGCAGCAACATCACTAAGATTGCTTGCTTCTTGAAGAACACCAACAATACCAGTTCCAGAAAATTTATATTTAATAGATTCATAAGTAGGCATATTATTTCTCCGTTAATTTCCAACCATATGTAGCTCCTGCATATACTAAAGAAAATGCAGCATCTTCAGTAGCTACGGTTAAATCTGTTGTTTGTCCATTTATTTTATTACCATTTCTTGCAACAGTTAAATTGTTTGTATCAAAAGTACTAGCTAAATCTATAATACGAATTTCATCTCCTGATATTGGAGAAGCTGGTAAAGTAATTGTAATTACTTGAGATGAAGTATTAACAAAAATTTTATCCCCAGGAAATGATGTATAGTTTCCTGTTTTTGTTACCCAGTCTGTTCCTGATGTTTGAAGAACAAACCAGTTAGTTCCATCAGTTGCTAAGAATACACTAGTGCTAGGTTGAATAACATAAGTATTACCTGATGATCCTAATCTAGCAGTAATAGTAAAAGAAGAATTGTTGTTTCTTAAAAAATAAGTTTTTTGAGTAGCTAAAAATTGAATAATAAAATTTGAAGTGTGTCCTGTAAATATAATAGCTGCTTGTCTTGATTCATTGTCAGCTTGTGTAGCACTAATACTTTGAGCCGATGTTAATACATAAGGACTAGAAGCAGATGATAAATTCTTTGTGTAAACTCCTGCAATAGAAAATTCTAATCCATATTGTAAATTGTTATTAGTAGTATTACCCCAAGCATTAGATTGCTCTCCTGAACCTATAAGTTCTAAATTTAATAATGCCGAATAAGTTGATGCCATAATTTTCCTATGCTGCGTCCTGCCAGGTTATTGTATCAGAATCATCTACCTCTGTCCATGTTGAAGTTTCTGAATCATTTACTTCATTCCAAGTAGATGTTTCTGAGTCATCTACTTCTGCCCATGCAAAAACAGCAGTAGAATTAGATAAAGCTATCGCAGTTGGTAATCCTGTAACAACTGGAGTAGAGTCTTGTATTAAAGTAACACTAGCTAAAGCACTTGATATAATATTACCGGTTGGTAAAGCTGTTGAGTTAGCTACTACAGAAACATTTCCTGTTGTTAAAGTGCCAATACTTTGACCGGTAACTTCAATTTCCCCAGTAGCTTCTACTGTAACATCAGATATAAATGTTTGAACAATGTTAGTTGTGACAGGGGCCAGGGTTACTGCGTCAACAGTAGATGTTCCTGTAGTAAGACCACCAATACTTTGACCAGTAACAGATACATTGGCATCAGCTGTAACAGATACATCATTTATAAATATATCTAAGTCTGGTTCGGAAGAAGCATCAATAGAAACTTGACCACCTGCTGTAACCCCATAAGGTCCAAGTGAAATTGAACCAATGTCTTGTCCTGATACTTGAACAATAGGATTAGATATAATATTAAGAGTTACATTAGCAACGGTAGAATTTATATTTTCACCAGATACTGAAACAATGGTATCTGCAATTACAGATTCAGTTCCTTGTACTATGTTAAGGGGATTACCACTAACGGCTATAGTTTGATTCCATGAAGCAACAACTGTTCCAGTTGTAAGACTACCAATGTCTTGTCCTGTAACAACCGCTACCGCATCTTGTTTACCAAGGGACGATATCGGACCTTCCGCAAATGCTAGGATCCCTAACGTCATACGCTATCTCGCTGT